CAGTAATGCCGCTAGGAACGCGTTTTCCCTATGGCTAGAGTATCAATACGGGTGGAAACCATTGCTATCCGACGTCTGGAGTAGCTGTGAATTGCTACGCCAACGCGAAGGAGAGAGAGACGAATTTGTTACTAAAGTCGTCTCAAAAGCGAAGGATAAAGACAGTGTAACTGATACCCGGGCGACAGCAGTGTTTAACAACTGTCAAGTCTGGGTCACTAAACTGTCAAAAATAGAGCATGAATGCAAAGTCCGTTTGGACTATTTTAAAGCAAACAATGCCGCCATCGCTGATCTCACAGAGGCAGGTATTACTAACCCTCTCTCTGTAGCATGGGAACTCGTTCCGTTCTCGTTTGTTGTGGACTGGTTTACTCCTATTGGCGACTGGTTGTCGTCATTAAACGCAGCCTTTGGCTGGGATTTTAGGGGTGGATCATGTTCAAAGCGGACGTATGTCGCAATAAAGCCATACACTGAACGGCTTGTGAATACGAGTTCGTATTCCATGTCCGGTTATGTGACGGCTTCTGGGTCCGGACGTCAGTTCAATCTGACACGGACCGTATACGACACTAGTCCACTGCCAAGAGCTCCTTATTCGAAGTTCAAGGCAGGCTCTACCATCCATGTCGCTAATGGTATCGCACTTTTGGGTTCACTCTTTATGGGTGGATCAAAGGTGAAGTGACATGTCTATCAACCCTCCAATTTAGGAGAATCGCGTGGGATCAATTACCACGATTGTTGTTCCAGATGCTGCCGCAACCCCCGTTAACCACACCTTTTCTCCGGTGAAAGTTAACGGCGACTCCGCTGTTATGCTAGAGAAGTCCAGCTCCAGTAGCCTTGGCTACTGGCCTCTGACGCTTCAACAGCGTTCTCCAGTGGCGGGTCAGACTGAGAAGACGTACCGTACCAAGATTTCCTTGGCTATTCCGGTCGTCTATACGGAGGTGATTAACGGTGTTAATCGTCCTTCGCTCGGGTACACTCTGCGGGCGAACCTTGAGTTCGTTGTTCCCGCAGACGCAACGCTGCAAAACCGCAAAGATCTTCGGAAAATTGCGGTTGGTATCCTCAACGACGCCTCCATCATTTCGATGGTGGAGTCTCAAGAAAATCTGTACTAAGGTGAAAAATGCCTTGGTGCAGCTATTTCTTGCGTTGCTGGATATCTATCGGCTAAGGCGTAAGAAGCATGATGCTTCCCGTCCTGATACTGATATTTAGCAGCTCAACTCTTACTCCTATGAGGTTTTCTACCCATGAAGAAGAATCAAAAAGTTGCGAGTCCTTTTACGGACCTGTACCGACAGTCTGCTTGCCAGGCCAACCAACTTGCCGCGGGTATTTATACCGCGGCAGACACTCAGGTGTCGTCGATGCTTCTATCAGCCCTTCTGGCTGGAGATTACTCGACGATTGTATCTGCTTCGATAGACCCAAGGGACTATACGAATGCCGATATGTTTTCGCGGGACTACCTCTCTGTCGAGCTGATGTCCAAGTTCCCACACTGGGATCTTGGGATAAGCAGGTCAGATGTCGCCCTTCGAAAATTCTCTGAGGTGGAGGAGGCACTCGAACTGCTGGAGTTTTCCGAAAATCCTACTCTTACTCACGGCGACAAAACCGTGCGTATGCGGGCGATAGAAATTACCGCCCGTAGAAAAATTGAGAGGATGTTAGGTGACTTCAGTTGGGACGAGGCGCACTCCTTCTTCGCGTTTGGTCCTGGAGCCTCGACGTCCTTGTCGAGACAGCGATGCGATGCATCGTACAAGTTTGGGGCAGAAAGACCCCATATGTCGTTTAACGCTGAGCCCCTGGCCTGTGCGCTTTCTAAAGCACTTCCAACATGGCGATTTGATGCCGATGTTGTGGCCGGGTCTAAGCTTGTCACCGTCCCGAAGAACGCGAAAACCGACAGGAGCATCTGTATCG